AAGCTGGTCACACTCAAGTTGTTCATTGTTACAATAAACGTTAGGCTGTTGTAGCTAGGAACTTCTGTTAGGAATTGATTTACTCGATCCCAAAGCAAATTAAAATCAAGCCCGTGGCGCATGTATTCTGCTTGAGAGCCCCATCCGTCTAGACTCACATACTGCATAAAGTGTTCTATACGTCCATCGCATAACTGTTTCACATAGCCCAAGTACTTCTGCCAGCTCTTCTCATCTACTGAAAAGTTTGACGTTACATTTAAATGCAGTTTGGCACTTGGATTGGCTAATACATGATCAAACACTCTGTAGGTGTTCTTGTCTAGCAGGGGTTCGCCGCCAGTCATGCGAAAGTGTATGAGTTCTGGATACAGCGTGGGCCACCACTGCCAAAAGGCTTCTACATAAGGGTTATGCTCTCTAGCCGGAAGTACCCTGCGATCTCCACCAAAATGCCCAGGATCATTGTGAACACGAGCAGTAGGGTAGCCGCCCGATCGGTCCACTTCTTGTTGCCAGCTGCTAGAGAATTGCGGACTACAATAACTGCACATGAGATTACAAACATTATTAAAATTGACCTCAACGTAGCTAGGGATAACATCATTTTCTTCTCCTGTTGAATTGCGTATTTGTTCAAAGTCCACAGCGGCCCAAGGCTCGCCTGAACGATAGTGCCTGTCACTCAGCTTGTTTTCCGCTTCCATGTTCCAGCAGTATTGACACTCTGCAGGTTTTTCATTCTGTAACATCATCACACGTTGCGCTTTCTTGTGTGGCGTGTTGTGCAAGGACCCCGGATCTGTGGCCAAGTTTTCTACTGGTATCTTGTGTAGTGGCGGATGATAACAGGAGTTGTTGAGTCCTGTAGGCAAGTGCAGACTCACCTGTTTCCATTTGGCAAGACATAGTGCAGGCCCCAAGTCCTCTTTCATTTGCTCTGCTGAGCTCATAAATTTGCTTTGGTCGCCTTTGTTTTGCATTACCAACCTTCTTGAGCTCTAATTACATCAATCTCACGTGTCATTATGCCTTGATTGTGCCAGTTAGATCTATAGTGTTTCTTAAAAAATTCACTTTGTTCAGCTTCCATTGCAATCATAGGCAACCCTAGCTGTGTGTTGAGGTCCTCGGCTAGTCGCCCAGCTAACAGTCTAGGTTCAGAACTTTTTATATCTTTCCAGATTCCAGCAAGTGCATGAAAGTTTTGCACCTGTGTATGATCCCAGGCAGTGAGCATGGTCATGTATGTGCCCTGGCGTGCGCCGGCCATAGCCCAATCTCCATGGTCTGCATCAGCACCCACATTGTGCCAAATGGTTAGATGATCCAAGTTGCGTTGATGCACACGATCTTGAAACTCTGCTGTGGTAGGCTTGCGTCCACGGTCCAGGCACATTTTAACACCTTCACGGAAGCCTGCACGCCAGGCATGGAAAGCAGATTGGTTAGGGTATGTGGTTGAGTAGCAGTCATACATGGGCCAGTATAGTGGATCAAAACAAAATTCTACTTGTGTTTCTGCTGTGCCGTCTGTGGCTTCGTGTGTGCGCATGTTCTCTACAAAGCTCTTGGTCCATGAACTCAAGCCGCCGTTGCCATACATTAGTCCGTTGATATGGTTACGTGCCCGCCACCGGAACACAGCACTCTCATATTCTTTGCTATGAAAAACAAGTGTTTGATTAAAGAACGCCGGATCGGGGAGATTGTCGCCATCGATGAGAATGAATCTATCCGTACTACTCGCGTGGGCTGCCGCTTTGTGAGCCGCATCGCTCCCCAGAACACCGTCCACCCTTCGAGCCCAAGGCACCATATTCCTAATCTTGATCCAAAATTCTTCTCGTTGTGGTTCATCATAACTCAAGTATATGCAGTCTAAGTCTGCTATGTCAATTTGATTCAAAGCCATATGTTTGTTTTCTCCATGGTGTTCCGTGTTGAGTGACTACTACCGCAACCGATTGCGGGTGACACTGTGTGCCTGTGTTACCGGGCACAATTTTCTGTGATGTGCGCCTAGTAATGTATTTGAGCTGACCGTCTACCACCTGCACATTTTGTGGCGATAAGGCAAATGTTTTGGCGTCAACATCAATGTAATTACCTGGCAGATCTTCCATGCTGTAACAAACAGGTTGCCCTGCATCGTTGTAGTACAACCGCCAGAACACAGGGTGGGGCTCTGGCATGCTGTGCAGTATGTTCCAGAACTCTTCAGACGTCATATCGCCAGTCTTTAACATGATAATGAAACGCACCCCATTGTGCTTGAGTTTGTATACGCATGGGATCCATTTCCCACACCAGCTCATTGGTCCATTGTTTTGTTCGTGTGCCGGCATGTGCTTGTTTCATGTGTACAATACGTGGGTATGTCACAAATGGCATGGTCACTAGTTCTCTGCCAATTATGTCTGCTGCCATTGCGTACACAAGATCAGTGCTAGGGGTTTCTTCGGGAAATTTAATCAGCTTTCGAAACTCTGCCCAATTGGCAAATATATCACGCACTAACATAAAGAACTCTCGAGCTGTAAGGCTCAGGCGCCAGTAAGTTATGGCATTGTACACATCTGGTAAGTGGTTGGCATCAAATACTTTTCTGTAATTTCTTGCACTACTGACTTGATCTTGCCATGTTCTGCAGCCCGTAGATATCACAACATCTTGATGTCTGAACATATCCCACCAGTGGTCGATTGAACTGGCAATCATCATGTCTGCTTCTAGTTTGATGGTTTCACGATATGGCGTTTGAAAAAACACTTGCCAATCGTTTGCATATAAATTATCACGATTGACATTATCAATCACACGATAGTGATTGTATATAGGATCGTTGGCATGAGTTTGATCTGTGATCAAACAAACACTGGCCTGAGGATTCCATTGTTTGATTGTTTTTGTAAGTGTTCTAGCACAATCCAAGTAGTCAACTTGGGGCGTGTTCAAGGCCATGATCACATAGCCTTGCTCTTCGATGGGTTTCAACTATTGCTCCTAAATCTCTTTTGCCCATGGCATGAAAGTCCAGTCCAACAATTGAGACTGTTTTACATTTGCCGTGTGCATCTTCATACTCGATGTTCCAGAATGTTTCATTATCAAGCGTTAGTCTGCTTTCGGGTACCACACTAGGCATGCCCCAAGGTATTGCATCTACCTTTAGTGTTTGCCCACTCACGATGCCCAGTGCAATGCTCAATGCATAGTCGTTTCTGTAGGTGGGCTGTGCAATGTGATAGAGATCTCTGTAGTGCTTCCAATTTTCACGAATCATCTGCATGCAGTCAAATATGTATTGTGAGGTGTTTGATCTGCGAAACATCATCACAGTGGCCCAGTACATGGGATATTGGTATGTACCAAAAGTGTTTAAAAATTCTTCCTCAGGTCTAGCAAGATTGAAAGCTGATCTAAAGCACATGAAATCTTGTGGGCTATCTAGCACCACTTTTAAATCTTTACTATTGATCACAAAGTCAGCGTCTAACACTAGAGTTTGATCCCAGGGCGACAAGTTGTAAGCATCTACTCTATTGCCGTTGTGCCAGGTTACATGTTGTTCCAAGTCGCCAAACCAGCGTGAGTTCTCACCTAATGGGTCAGCATATATCACCTGATCAAACACAGTTTCGTCGCTGGCAGCAGGATTGTTTGTGACCACTGCTACAGGAATTTCTAAAAAATCTTTGACTCTTTCGGCGCAAAAGGCTGCCATGTTGAGATAGCGTGTGTGTTCTGTATCAAATGCAAAGATCAGTGCGCCGGTAGTCATCGTTTGGTACTGAGTTCGTTGTGTTCCGTCAGCCACGCATTCATTTGCTCTTGCCAACGTTGCATGGCCAAGCTGCGCAGTTTTTCAGGCTGAACTTGCACAGGAGTTTCATACAAGTCTAGCAACACTGCGTCACCAGGAGGCACAGTGGCTAGGATGTTTATGAGTTCAGGCCCGGCACGCCACATGCCGCCGTCATGTGCAAATATCATTCGTGCTTCGTATTTTTCTCGGAGTATGCGCTTGGCAGCCACATGATCAAAACGAGCACGGCTGTGCGAAATTAAATCGTCAGTGTTCATGTTGCGATTGTACAGGATTTACAGGGAAAAGTAAAGGAGCTGTCGCCCCTTTTGGTTAAGCTACCGAAGCTGCTACGCTGATAGATCCCCAGGTGTTTGCCAAATATGTGGTACTTGGTGGGTACACAGTGACCAGTGTTGCCGGAGCAGTGCCAAATGTAGCACCAGTTGTAGCTGTTCCACCAGAAATGTTGTCAGATGATCCTGCCCCCGAGCCGCCCGGATCAGTCCAGGTTGTGGTAAATGTTATAGCAGTTCCTGAATTGGTTGCACTAAGAGTAATGTATTGTCCAGTATAAGGACTGGTGTCAGCATATTGTTGATACAAGTTGGTTGGTGAGGCAGTTAAATTGTATGCGCCAGTTCCTGTTGACAATATGTTTGGACTTCCTGTGCCGCCAGATTTGGTAGTTCCATTATATGGAGTACCAGCAATTGTTTTTGCAGAACCAGAACCGCTTAGAAAAATAGCGCCGCATAAGGTTGTGGCCAGGTCATTCCATTCTGTATCAGCGTCGGTTGAATCAGCAGTTTTACTGGTTTGCCATTTGATCAGGCCGCCTGCATTGAAGAAATATCTTTGTGCGGCAGCATTGGCCCAACTTATGGTATGTGTAAAAGTAATGGTCCATGGGCTTGTACCTGAACCAGTGGCGGTGGTTTTGCTTGTGGTGCCACTCCAATTGGCCTGTTGAGAACCAATGCCCACAGCAGTAGATGCTGAATTGGTAATGTTGGTAATATCCGTGGTTAAATTTGTCAAAATAGAAATAGTATTACCGGTTACTGGTGCAGTTCTTGATGTGATACTAACACCAGTCTGAGCGCCGGCAGTAGCTAAATTGTTAACCAAGCTGGCCCAGTTGGTAGCAGTAACCACGCCACTGGTACTCACACTGCTTAATGTGGTTTGCCCCCACCCTAAACTTCCTGAGCCAGTGGCCCAAAATGCATTAGTATTGGTAGCAAATGTATTGTAATCACTTGCTAAAATCAATGAGCCTGCGGAATAAGTCATTCTGCGTTATCCTTGTTATTTAATTGTAACTATGGCTTCCACAGTACCTAACCCGTCTGTCAGTTTATCAACTAATGCGCGACCAATTACATTAAATGCAGTTGCTTCGCCTGTGGCTGCTGATCGAGCAATTCCATTACCGGCAGACACCAATCGATCACCTTTGTGTATCACACCAGTTACTTTTACTGGAACTCGCCCAGTCATTGCAACTTTAGGATGAGTGTCGTCTTCGCCTGCGCCACCATTCATGGTGTATGCTGGTCTGGTACTAATTACACCAAATACATTTTCACTCAGGTCTTTCAGGCTGCGAGTAATTTCTCGTGAACCGCCAAGTTCAACCACGGTGCCTGGCTCTAATAGATCGTCAGCAGCAAATCTTTCTGCAACGTCAGCATACAATGCTGTGGTAGCAACTGCAAACACTTGATTGAAATAACTGCTGCTTGAGCCAATATTTCCAACAGCATTACCAGCACCATTCACAATAGCAGTAGTAGCGGCTGCACTATTAACTGTGATTGGTCCACTTATAGTGGTCATGTTATTTCCGCCCCACATGGTAACTTTGGTGGTGACTGATCCACTAATATTGGCAGCTAGAATTAAATTACCACCACTGGTGTTGTTGTAGACAGAAACATCATTGCCTGACACAGAAATTCTAGCATCACTATCAACACCAACGCTTAGTCCGCTATCATTTAATACACCCAATGTGCCTGATGTGGTATCGTTTGCAACTGCACTCAAGAAATCTGTAGAATCTAAATTATCCAGCAATTGAGCATTGGTCGCAGTGCCCTGGAACAACTGTGTCACACCACTAACTGTGCTTGCCAAAGTGATACCTGGGCGAACTGTAGTGAATCCTGCAATTGGAACAGCTGGAGTAAATGCAGTGTCTTTGCTGACAATAGCAACAACACTGTCTTCAACATACAACTCAATCACAACGTGACTTACTGCGGTATTGTCCGTAATGGTATTAACAATAGCACCAGTTTCGCCTTGGCCCGATGTAAATGCAGGACCTACCAACAACCAAGTTGCTCCAGTGTACACTCTCAGCTGAGCATTGGTTGAGTCGTACCACAAGTCACCAGCCACAGGAGAAGTAGGTGCGCTGCTGCTTGCTGCGGCACCCGAAATTACATTAAATGTAGTTCCATTGTAAACTTGCAATGTACCAGATGTTTGGTCCCACCATAGTTGGCCTTCTAGTGGCGCTGTTGGTGCAGTGGTATTTGATCCATTTTCCAACAAGTGGATAAAGTTTTCATCTAAAAATTCACCGTATCCAGCATAGTTTTTGCCCACCAGGGTCATGCTTGAGTCAGTATTGACCGTACCATCCGCTACTACAGCAAAAATTGTACCGTCAGTTAAATTAATTGTATATGACATATGTTGCTCCGAAGTCTAAAAGTATTTATGATTTGCTAATCTACGCATCTTTAAGCCGCGGTTAAATTAGTCAAAGTCTGAATACGCACAGTGTAATCAATTTGAATTTGTCGATTCAAACTCTTTTGTACAGGGTGAAAAATTACATGGGTAAGCAACCGCAAATCAGTTGCGCTTGTGTTCCATCCTTTGAGCCCAAGCTCATCAAACACATATTCACCATTGAAATTTGTTGAATTATCAAATGCTTGTTGCCCAGCAGGCTCGCCGTAATCCAACAAACAACTTACCAAAATATCAGTGTAAACTTTGCCCGAAGTATGCAACACAGTCATATTGTTGTTGACAGGATCTGTATCAGCTGCGGAATTGTCGTCTACAACTTTGGCATAAGTTTCGTTGTACAAGTCAGCATTTTGACCTGTGGTATTTGGGGGCAAATATGTGATAACACCAGTGGGATCCACGCTGGATCCGCCGTTGCCAAATGCCATTGTATAAATCCACCCTCCACCTTGTGCAGAAGTACGGTGGCTCAGGGTTTCGGCCAGGCTGATACTCATATTTTCATAATGAATAGCATTTTTTTTATCAACAAATATTTCTCCTGATTTAGGATCAAATATTTTTACAAATCCCTCTATCTGTAACATTCCAGGGACGATCATGCGCGAGTCTCCACAAAAGTTTCTTTGGTTTTTGGATCAAAAATCTTTACAAAACCAGTGACCGATATTGAGCCTTGCTCATTTGGACGCTTGGCACGTTCTGGCTGTTCAACAACAGATTTTTTCTCAACGGGCTGGTTATTTTGTATCATACTTTATTTACCTTGTTTAAACCCCTTTAAAAAACTGTGCGGGTATGGTGTTGGTGTATTGCAGTGCAACTCCATTGCTTGCTGAGTATGCACCTGGCTGATACCAACTTGTTCCTCGACGCACAGTAATTAATACTTCTCTGCCAGCTGGTGGCGGATTGTAGAATATAATTTGTTCAGCACTATTATCAAACAACCCATCGCCATATGGCGCAACATCAAACCCGCTGCCAATTTCGTAATCAACCGACAGTTCTTGTAATATACCACCAACATATACCAAAATAGCTCTATCAATGAAATCAGCATTGAATTGATCAAGAACCACACCTTGTGGAGCAGAAAATACCGTAGCAGTACCGTTTGATAGTGTGACTGTGCTGTCATAGTAATCCTGATACTCGTCGATTAACAAGTTTGTGCGACCTAAGTTGTACACCAAAGATCCTGTAGTGTGACTGTCGGCTGCTGTGCCGGCAGTGCCTCTTCGCAAACTGCTTACAGTATTGTTGAAAAAATCAATTTCTCTGTACATGATGCGTTCGCCGTTGATTGTTATTACACCCCAGAGATTTATATCAAAATTAGGTATAGGCAAGGCTGCGGCATTTGCCACGTAAATTATGTCATCAGTTGCACTTAGATCTTGTGTTAGTTCTGTGGTGCTGCTTTCAGTCATTCGATACGTAGCTTGTATTCCACGCATGTCTTGGAAGATACGGAATTCTAACGCAGTGGTAGCTGGTTCCACTTCAAGAATCACAATCACAGCATTTGCTACCGGTGCAGTATCAAATGTAACGCCTGTGCCTGATAATGTGTAATCGGCAGGATCTATTATTGCGTTGTCAACGCACACTTCAACCGCAGTAGATCCCACAGGCACAATGTAAGGTCCAGTGGTAGTACCATTGCCAAGATATGTTGTTATTGGACGAGTGTAAACTCGGAAATCCATTGTGTCAAATTCTGCTCCAGGTATTAACTCTTCAGGAGCATGACTTTCGTAAGGTCCAAGGAATTCGCCGCCGTCGACATTGATGTCTGTATATCTTGTTCCTAAATATATGTCATTGAATGAACTGCTGTATAGAGTATCTAGTATTCCTGGATAGTAAGTTGGAGTACCGTCTGGGCCATAAAAAATATCATCAAACGGATTCTTGTCGTAGCCGCCTACGTCAAAACCAGTATTTTGATTGAACCCTGGTGCAGAGACTTGCACACCTGGGTAAGTTATTCCATCAATCAATAATGGTAAATCAAGTCCAGGCAAGTTGGCTGTGGGCACATACAAGCCCATGGTTCTGTCAACACCTGACAGTGTGCCTGCATCAACCAGGTTCCAATAGTCAGGATTGAACACTCCTGGACTGACTGTTTGAGTTGCTTGCCACACACGATCATCATATCGAACCATGGTACCAGTTGGGTATGTGGCGGTTGAAGTCCATGGAATCACATCACTGTAATATTGATAACGGTCATACTTGATTGTGGTCTTAAAGCTACGAATCAGGGCATTTCCCATCACAGCCGCAGCACGGCCGCCTGTACCATTGCCGCCCACAAACGCTATTGTAGGAGTGGAAATATATCCTGAGCCAGGATTAACTATCACAATATTGGTAATATTTTGTGCGCTGCTTACTTCTGCAACTGCTGTGGCTGCTGTGCCAGCATATGCTAGAATGGTTGTTCCATTGGCTCTTGCTCCACTGGTAAATGTGGGAGCAAATGATGAGCTAACACCTGCTTGTGTGACAGTGTAAAGATTGCTATCGTAAAAAATCTGTTGACCTACCACATAACTGGTAGATGCTTGCCATTCAGTACCTACTATAACCAATGGTGCAACAGAATATCCGCTGCCGTCATCGCTAATGCTAACACCTTCTAGTACTAGTGTGTAGTTGGCAAACCATTGGTTGTATGGTTCCACAGACCACAATGCACTGTTAGGTGCCACGTCACTGTAAGTATTGAGTCTACCTGTGCCGACTGCTGTGGGTGTGTCGTATGGAGTCAATATTGGACTCATAAACTGATTGGGCACTTGAACAGTGTTGTAGAATGCCGGCAAATCAAAGTCTGTCATAGCACCTTGATAGAGATCAAACCCATCATAAATCAAGTTTACTTCTCTGATCACAGTGTGATATGGTTTGACTTCTTTAACATAGTTTACCACAAAGTCTTGATTGTCTCGTTGGTATATTTGGTAAGGCAACAACTGTCTGATTTTATGATCAATATCAACCAAACTGGTTTTGACCAGCCATTCGGGCGCTTCAATTTCGCTTAGTATAAAATTGAATACCAAAATCAATGCATGATTTCTTTCGACCAACAAGTCACCAATCAACAATTCTTCATTGATTGCTTGTATGATCTTTCTTGTTTCTGTCACAGGCTCTTGATCATAGTACTGTGCGTCAAACACTTCAACGTCAAATCCAAATTTGCCCAGTGCATAGTCCCATAATTCAGCATTGAATGCTATTGTGCCATCTTGCAATCCAACTCTGGACCATCCCAAATCTGATCGCAAATAAATTTCATATTTGCCTTGAGAGTTTGCAGTAACTCTCACACTGCTACCAAGAGGTGCATCATACAAACTCAATGTGTCAAGATTGGCAGTATTGGGAACTTCAATCACAACTTTTGTGCTGGAATTGTAACCTGGCAAATACCAGTTGATATAGCTCCAGTACCTGCGAGTGTCATAGGCCTGAACACGAGTTAGCAGCAATGTTTCAAAGGTTTTAGCAGCAGTAACAGAGTAAATGGTCCAGAAACCATGTTGCGAGCTATCGCTAACAACCAAATACAAATATCCGACAGGCACCAGCACAAGATCTTGATAACTGAGTTCTTCAAGATTGGCAACTCGTTTGTCCCATGCTCCAGTTCCGGCCTGTGGTTGTGCTTCGCTGCTGTTTAACAAAGAAAAACTTCGTGTTTCGGATATTGGAAAACGTGCTAGGATTTCATTCACGCGAGTCAAGTAGTTTTTCAACGCTAAGAATCTGTCAACAAACATGCTTTGGCGCGGACGGAATTGTACTCCATATCTTGTGGATGGACTTAGCAACGGGTCTGGCACACGATTGCCAACTGTATCTGCTCCACAGAAACTGTCTTGTAATTTTCTATAGAGATTTTCTGGCAAGAATCCATCGCCACGGCCTTCAGGAATTAAATCATATTGTACGTGAACATTATCATTGTTTAGTTCGCGATCAAACTCAATGCTTAAAATAGTATCTTGCGCACTGATTTTATCCAACGCATTGTAAATTGCTGTTGCACTGGCACTAACAAATGCCACGTATGGTATACCACTGCTGCGAGGATTTTCAATGTATCTAGCAATGCCAGACACACTGAGATTTTTACCAGCTGCTTGGTTGATTGCAGTTATTCCTCTTACCCAGAAATAGTAAGTGGTTGCAAGAATTCCATCTGTCCCAACTGATGTAGTTACACTATAGCTAGATATGCTCTTGGGAATACCGTCGCCGGTATAAGACCCAGGCGGAACAGTACTAGATATCCATTCATATACTTCAACTGTGCTGCCCGGGAATGTTTGCCCCCAACGACGAGCTGCATACACAATGTCATCTTGATTGGGGTTGATAAATCTTACAGAGTTAGTATCCCACCAAATTTCTCCAACTCGTCCTGCAGACCAAATTTTTCCATAGTTGTTTAGTGTGCCAACGTTGTAGGCTGCTGGATCAATTGCTCCAATGTAATTGATATTCTGTTGTGCAACTCCTAAGATTTTACCTTGCAATGGATCAAAGAAATCAAAGAATTGTGTTTTGGCACTGGTCAATTTATCATATGTAAACACTGAGTTGATTAGTGTTACATCTACTACCGGTTGCTGTACATGTATCACATTCCATGCTGGAGTGTTGTTTGCATTAGCAAACGGATTTACTTGTCCGTACCCATTGTGATTTGGGCTGCTGGCCAACAAATAGCCGCCGGTATAATCAACTGCTGTGCCATATCCATCTAATGTTGCTATTGTGCTGTTTCGAACTTGCTGTCCAAACGCAAATTTTCCTGGATTGGATGCAGTTTCGTTGGCACTGGCAAAATAATCATATGTGTATACCGCACCACTCTGTACCAATGGACCATTGAAAGTGGTAGCTTTTCCATCAAAATAGGTAGTACCAGCATCAAATGTATTTGGTCTATACAATGTTGCATTTGGTGCGCCCACACTCAGGGTAGTTGCGGTCAGTGTGTCGATATTCACTGCACTGCCAAAGTTTGCGTAGGCCAGTGGTGCAGGGCTGTCAATAGTTTGTGTGTACACAAATGTTTCAAAAGCCATGCTGCTGAAAATTGTCCCAATTTGTCCTGGCAGTACTGTCAACTTGTTGCCTGACACTGCCGAAGCTGTGTTCTTGACTTGCACAGTCAACAGGCCAAAACTGGCTGTTCCTGACACTCCTGCAAATGCAGTAACATTAGGCACTGTGGATGAATTGATATCCTGGGCTAACACAGCGGCCCAACTGCTAGGCTGCCAGTATGAGGTATTTGTTATGGCTGTGTTAATTGGTACAACTGCTACTGCAACATACAAGTCAGATCCATTTTTAACTATGGTGTTTTTTGTCCAGGAACTCACACTGGTCCAAGTGCTTGGAGTACTCAATGTCACTTCCATGTCATTGATTCTAATAGTATTGCCCGGAGTTAATGTTGCATTCACAGTAGAAGTAGTTGTGCCATACACTCGACTTTGATTTACCTGGCGTTCAACCAACCCTGCTTCTATCAGCACACTACTATCAAGTGGTGCACCAACATACAAACTGCAATTATAACGACACATGTCTACAGATGCGCCATAGTTTGCATTTTTCCAAGGTTGGTTGCTGCCAATAACTTGTATTAAATTAAACGTGTTAACTTCAATTTCTAGTACATCACCAACTGCAATGGTGGTGTTTAATGTTACAATATCGCTAGCGACAGAAAATTCACCGCCAATGTTTCCTTCGGTATTAGTTAAAAATGTGTTGTTTAAAATTACAGAAGTTGGTGCTACTAAATTGCCGCCGGCCACTGGATAAGAAAGCGTGTCGGCATCAGTAACAATAAACTGTTGTACTGTTCTATCAAACACATAAACTGAGCCAGCATCGTCTGCGGTATTGTAGTCACCTGGTGCTCCTATTAGTACTTGACGACCATCTGTGGTGCAACTTACACTTTGTCCAAATTTTGCACCATTGGGCAGTCGAGCTGTAATTGTGCGGCTGCCAACTGTTTGTGTTTGACTTACATAGTAGGTACCTGTGCCGCCAGTGCCTGTACCAAACGACACAATTTCTGTAGTAGCGCCAACGCCAACACCTGACAACTTCATGCCCACTTTCAATGCAGGTGCACCTACAGGTACATTTGTGACTGTCATTGTGATACCAGCAATACTGGCAGTGAAGCCAACTGCAAATTCTAATGTGTCAACAAATGTATAGTAACTGCTAGTATCCACAGATATTTGTGCTCCAGGCGCTGGTGCTGTGTTAAAAATTAAATCGCGACCTTGAATTGTACTACCATCATCAAACTCATAATCAATATTAGGACGTTTCACAACACCATCAACTGTGACTTGGAAACTGTAGATGTTTACAGCACTGTACAAGTATTCATTTAGAGAAAACACTCTGGTGCTGCCATTGCCAGTAAACGCCATTATGGGTCTACGAACTAATTTTAACACTAAATTGCTTGGTGGTGTTGATGTAAGTACCACAAGGCCGCCACCTAGTGTGTAATCAACTCCATACGTTAACACATCGTTATCTAATATTACTGTTAGTTGTTGCGGTAAATCAATCTCAATTGCATTGTTATAGTTGAAAGATGATTGAGTTCCATTTGTGTTGTATGATATAGTTTGTGTTGCTACTTCTACTAGACCATATGCAAATACTTTGTTAACGCCCGGTGCACCAATGTACATCCAGTTCTCATCCGGACTTATCACTACGCTACGACCAAACTCAGCTGGTTGCGCCAGATCATTTATAACTGGTGCAGTTAACAAGCTGCCAGTTACAATACTGCCGCCCGAATCAGGTGCAACATATAAAACTGCGGCATAGCCTGCATTGGCAGTGGCCGCCAGTCCTGTACTGGTTGGTGCACCTACTGCAATCCATGTACGATTGCCTATGCTGACTGACGAGCCAAACCCCTTGATTCCAGTGGCATTTATTTCAATGATAGTACTGTCTTGAGCAAACGGTACTATATCTGTTCTTGCATATAGGTACACACCGCCCGAAGTATTGTAATTTGGGCTGCCTACTAAGGCAAACAAATTGTTTGTGGCCTGTGCAACACTGGCACCAAAGTTGCTGTTGTTAGCTGTGGTCTTGGCAACCAGCGGAGCACTCGGTGTAAACACTTCTTGTTTTTCCAATACTTCCCATAGTCCTTCGCCATTGTTATCAACCCACACACGACTGCCGGGTATGAAATAATTTGAATACGGTAATGTGTTTATATCACTGGCTTGCGCCACACGCTGACTCTGCAATTTGAACACTATGCCATCGCCAGTGGCCACAATTTGATCTTTTGCTAAGAATGTAAAAGCAATGGTAATTTGATTGATCGATGGCACACCAAGCACACGATACACACCATCTACTTCTGATGAGAAGAATCTAATTATGATTGTGTCATCAACCAAAAGCCCATGTGGATTGACAAAAGTAACAACAGATGTGCCATTAAGGTTTGCATTCACTTGAACAGCAGCACCGTTCACATGTTCTGTTCTGTAAATACCCCAATCATAGTTGTTGATCTTGGCTATCCAGATGTTGGTGCCTACGATGATTTCATCAATATTTGCATCTAATGCTGTGGGAGTTCGAAGATCAAACACAGTAATGTCCACATCATTTATACTCACATAGCCAGCACTGGGCAACGACACATCAGTCGGAGTGGTAAATGTTGTGGTCAGTATGTCTGGACTAGGCAGTTTGTAACTTTCATTCCACAACTTGCTCAGGAACACAGTTTGATTAGCTATACTTGTTTCACCAGGCACAATTACTTGTATAGTACTGGGGTTAGATGTTAACAGTGCTTCATTCAACTGCATTTCGTAATAACTGCGATTTGCATTTGCACCATACACAGCTCGTTGCACAGCCCAATTTTCGTAGATATTGTATTCAGCTGTGCCACGACCAAGGTCAGCTAATGTGAAAATTTCAGCAGCTCTAATAGTGCCCTTGGTTCCCAAGAACTGTTTGTACAAGTTTATTTGACTGACACTGTCTAAGTTCAATGCAACCATGTATTCTCTAGGCTTGTATCCAATCAATCCAAAAGAAAACAAGTCCTGATTGAGTTCAAGATTTGCATTGTAAATGTCGTAACTGTTGGCCAACTGATCACTCTTGTTTGGCAAGTTGGGCAGCAGGCCCTGTTGTATTCTAGTGTAGTCGCTGATCACCCAGTCATTGAAATCAAATTCTACTTTGGGCTGTACTATAACCACTGCACTATAATAGTAATTTTTGTAAGAAACAATTTCGCCGCGAGCGTATCGACGATTTGGCAGCCATTCTTTTATGTTGTCTTGGTTGAGAATAAATCCAGGTGCATTCAGTTGCCCATTCCAATCCACACTGGTAGTACCAACCAGTCGAATACGACTTTGTCTTGCACCAGTTACAGGTTCATACAACAAGTCAGCAAATATACTTCTGTTGTCTAGTACAACCATATTTTCATATGATGTAAACTTGATATTGAAAAAGTTTATTGTCTCATTGGACAACGAACGCAGAGTGAATGTATTGTCCAGTCGTTCAACCACAAGATCACGAGTATTAAATGGAGTTCTATCAGCATTCAACACCATGTTTTCTACAGTTTGCAATGCAATGCTGTCAACAATGGCATCTGGTTTTTCTACAATTATTTTGGTTGCACCAGGATTCAAATTGATAATGCTGTTGACTGCCCATCCTTGCCCGCTCCAGTACAAGAATTCAGAAACCATCTGGTTCCAGTCTAACACATATCCATTTTCTAACTGATTGAACACAAGGCCTTGTTTTTGTAACAATGCACCATAGCTCAACAAGAAGTCAGCAACCAAGGTACGATTGGTAAACACATAACCATAAGGTATTTGTACCACGGTATCGCTGTAGTTTACAGGCACCTTAACACTAAATCCGCCTGCACTCACAGTTGCAAGATTGCCGTTTATCAAACTGGCCAGTATATTGAAATACGGTTGAGTGGCGCTGTAGCCATATACTGCCCAGCCGTTTGTGGTAGACTGCACAATCACACTGCTGTAGGTCAGTTGTTCAAACGGTACATTTTTGTAGAACAGCAGATTATAACTGTCATCGGGCAGTAACAGACTTGAATTCAAACTGTTTGGACTGGATTTTTCAGTATAAATTTCTAGTAAATTTTTACCAGTGAACGATGCCATTCTATAGCACAGTCGAACGTCTAAGTTCTTGAGATCAGCAGTGAGTACATCGGTCGAATTAATGCCTGACAGTCTGTTGTAGTCCACAATCCAATCAATGTAACTGGCCTTGCTAACTCCGTTGCCGTAAATTTCAAGTCCGTTGGCGTCCAGGCGATATCGTCCATTATAGAGATATTGGTCCAATGATACATCAAACTTGTAAAGATCTCTATCTGCAAACAAGCTGAAGAATTCAGCCGGGCGAGTTAGTGCCAACATACGCATGATAGCAAAAGGATAAGCACTGCTGGTACGCCAGGCATTTTCAACAGGACCATCGTCGCCTACTGCCCATGACTTCTTAAAGTCCACACTATTGTAATTGCCAACCATCACTTCAATTGGCGGTAATAAATTACCTTCAGAGTCTGCCGGAATTACATTTGTCAATCCTGGACGTTTGTACTTTTCTACCACATACGGAACAAGTGGATCACGCACCAGTCCCAGTTCCAAGTCGTCCCACAAGTTCAAGTTACCCGACGTGTATGGTGCTGGACCATATTCATTTTCCCACCATAATGGTTTTTTATCAATGCCCAACATTTCCCAAGGTGTAGTGTTAGGAGTAATGGTATCATAGAAATAATCATAGATGCCGCGCCATGCACCAACTGCCAATGGTTGTGTATTATTGAGTTTGTTGGCTGCTGAACTATAATTCCATGTGAATGCATTATCAGCAATGTAATTTTGTGTTTTATAATCTAACTTGTTCCAGCCAACCCAGGTCAAAAAGTCTTTACTTAAGATGTCTGTTATTTCACTTAGACTGTAGTCTGTGGTTCTGAATTCTCCTGGAATAACCTCTGTGCTAACCAATGGTACAGGGTTACCATCTAATTTTAAGTTGTTGTAAATGCGTGTTTCAAATTCCAACAACAACTGATCTCTAAAGTCATTGAACGCTACTGTAATAGATCCGTCGTGCCCACGAATTACCAATGTTGGAGTCACATACGTGTTGTCTAGATATATTGCAGGTTCAAATGCTGGGTACAATCCCAGTTTGGTAGGAGTGTTTGGAACAAATGTTCCGTAGGTGGCTGTGTACTCTTGTATGGTCACAGTGTCGCCAACTGACAATGGCAACAGAATAGTCAATCGTGGACCGTCAGTTGCAACAACATATTCTTTGTCACGTGTCAACAACACATCATTGATATACACCAACAAGCCTAGGTAGTTAGCAGATGTGTAATTATAAATCTGTGTGGTATCAAATACTTGTGTGGTAATTGGGGTCACTGTTGTGGTCAACACAGTGTACACATTGCTGGCTGGTAACATGTCTGACCAGTAGAATGAATTGTCACTAGTTCTGCCAGATATAATGTCAGTGATTACTGCTGTTAAAATTTCTGGCACAGTCAAGTTGACGTAGTCGTTAGTGACTGCGGTATTCAACAATTTTGCCTTGTACTTTTCGTATTCTCTTGAATTGTATTCAATGCTGGCAAAAATATTGTATTCTGGATTTCTCAAGAAATATCCAGCCAATGTCATTGGAGCACTTTGTTGTAAGATGTTCAGGCCAAATGGTATGATGTTGCCTAGATCTCGTGAGTTGTTGGCACCATTAACTTTGCCTGAGAAGCCTATTAAGTTTTCAGCAATAGTTTCGTAGTGAGTTCTAACAGTGCCCAATGTAAAGTTGCTGGAATTCTGATTCAATGGGTTGTTTTCAAGATTGTTAGGCACTTGATAAAATGCCACATCACTAATCTGATCACTCAACGCCAGCACTTCAATGACTTGACCTGGCACAATCACAGTGGTGCTTGGGAATGTGATCACTGTGGTATTGGCAGTGGTTGTGTAGGAATAAGATGCAGGATCCTGAAATGCGCTGTCTACATAAACTTTGATTGACGGAACTGTATTTTCAGCTTGTACAGCAACATCCAATTGCAATGGTGTGTTCACTGCATATACAAAACTAAATTGTTGATAGATATTGCTCTTGGTTGCAGCAGTTTGCCATCCAATTTTTTTGCTGTAAATAGTACGGTCAACATATTCTCTCACAAATCCCTGGCTGATCAACTGTTCATTACTGTTTTGATTTCTAACAAAGATAAAAGTATCAGTGTAGAAATTGTTGTCAAACACAATGTCGCCCACGTTGTTTAGACTTAGGTATTTTAACGGAAAACTCAACACAGTATCTTCAACACCTGTGCCAATTGCATAACTAAACAACTTGGTGCCAACAAATGTGCTACTTGGATATACTACTGAATTATTTAGACTGACTCCATCTGCATCAAATACATCAAACAGTGGCGGTTGATTTGTGGCTGTTTTTTCTTGGGCTTCGATCCACTCAGTTCCATCATAATAAAAACTTATGCCCTGAAGAGTAAGGCCAGACAGACAAACTAAATTTTGATTTACCAATACTTCAGAATCACTAGTAGGCGTTAAATTAATAATTGGCACTACCAAACTGCTGCCGTCAGAATCAGGTTCAATGAATTCTACTTGATAAATTCTATTTCGAACTTGTTCATCAACGTCGGCTGCAAAAATAACTCTACTGCCAGTGATAAGATTATACCCATCAGTGCTGTAGCCAATGCTGCCATTGATATTGCTAAATGCATCAGTTTCTTCAAAATCAATGATGTTAACTGGTTGCTTGCTTTGCGTTCCCATGTTGAATAACTTCAGGCCACCACGGAATTCCAAGATAGGCCGTTTAGCTCTGAATGCATTGTCCAGTACCGGCGAACTATTGTTATATGATGAACTGGCGGTGATTACATCAATGTGAAACCATCGATTACTACGTGTCCATGCATTTAAATCTGGAGAATCCAATGATATGGTCATGTAATCCGGCACCAATGGCTGATTCAAACTGGCATCATAATTACCAACGTCAAATGGCGTTGTGTCAAATGGCACACTGGCAGATTGAGTGTAAGTTTCTGGTGTGATATAATTGCTGACTGGCAGCAGTTGTATTGCTGTGCCTACCCCGGCCACATAGTACTGTTGATTTTGATAGCTGCTGGGCGTTACTGATCCAATAAATCTCACTTTGAGATTGTTGGTAAACACCACTCCGTTGGGACTGGTATAAGTTTTCTTGCCCAGTATGTCAGTATCAATATCTAACACATCAGAATCAACTTCGTCAATCAGTCTGATACGACCAAAAATTTCCGGGTTGGTTCCGTCCTGATACCATACAAAATCATTTGCTGCTGTTAGCAACGGAATTTGTTGCAAAAATCCTGATTCTAATTTGTACCATTGTGTGCTGGCATATTGATTTCCATACAAGATATTGAACTTGTCTAGTATGGCAATATCTTGAACAACATTGAGCTGTAAGTATGTGCCGGCGCCATAGTTGACATAACTAATACGCCAGATGTTATAATATTGATTGGTTGGTACATCAGTAGTATACGAAAATGGAATACTATCGTAACTGCCCACTTGACCATCTTGCGTTGCATTATTGGTCAATGGATCAAATAATGACTGATTGATCCATCCGCCATCAGTTGGATCAAGAATTTCATTAGTGAAAACCAAGGTGCGTCCATCCAATGATGTTATGCCGTCGATGCCGCCGTGTTGTTCTAAGAATACATCTAGACGGATTCCATTGATTTGATCAAATTTTAAATCTGTAATCAAGTCAACTGATCCAAGATAATTTAAATCGTAGTAAAACTGCTGTGCATTTTTTAGTGGCACATTGAATGTTACAGAACCTGAACTGGTGCCATTGTCAGTCACGCCCAGTACATCTCTACTGCTGATGTTTGGCGAGTACGGCAACTTGCCTGACACTCCTGGTTCAGCTTGAATCCAGAAACTGTTAGGTGATTGATTTACATTGAACGTGTAGTTGCCACCTCGAACCAAAGTAAGCAACGGATCTTCTCCGCGCACACCACTGAAGCTGTAGCTGTTGGTGTTTCGAGTAACATCAAAAATGTCAGTTAACGGATAAGCCGAAGAGTATACATCTACTGAATCTGGGCCGCCTGGCAACCAGTAGTACTGACTGTAATTTATGAACTTATCAAAGTTAACAAATGGATCCCAAGAATAGTACTCACTAGTATACAACCTATCACTGTCATTGGTGATAGCACCTTGCACAGCTAATGCATCGGTTATGCCTGGATAGGTAATTGCATCTTGTATTTCTGTAGTATCTGGCTTGAGACTGATCACTCCGGGTTCAAGCTGATAGTTTGTTCTGACAGCGTCAGGTTCCAACACATAGTAATCGTTTGGATTTACACCTGGACCAACTCGGCGTCCCACAAAACCTTGTGTCTTTTTAAATGTTGGCTCTTGGACCAACTGATCCAATGTGGCATTCAAAAATTGCTTGTTGGCTGTGGTTTGAAATATTTCTGGTAAAAAATCAACTGTGCGTGTGTTGGCCATTAAATCACTCCACTACCTGGTGCAGTACGAATATTGGTACTGGTCAATGCTGTGATCACTTCCACACTGCTGACCCCAGCAGCATTAACGAAGATTTCACTAGGAGTGCTGCGGATTTCGTACAAGTCACCAAAGCTCTTTAACGGATCTAACGGAACCAATACCACTGAGCTCACAATACCGCCCATATTTGCATGAATATATGCTGCCAATTCAGAGAAATAAAATGTATCACCAAAGTCCCATTTGTCTATGGTAAAATAGTTGTTCAAATTTGCCACCACAAGATTTTTAATTTCACTTTCACTGGCTGTGGAGTTAGCGGCACGAATAACTTTGATAGTGGCTCGCAGTTCGGGTGCAGCCTTGGGACCAAACAATGGTTTGAATATCACGCTGTTGACCACAATGTTATCACTGATCATTTTGTAATCGTTAAGTCCTTGGTATGCAGTACTCAGTTCGTTGATGGTAGGCAATGGTGGATAAGGCACTGTGTCTGTGGTGTCTCGTACCCAATTTTGATATGCAGTATAATAACTTTGTGTGACCACATAAAGATCAATAATATTGGTTGTACCTGGATCAATTCTACTGGTCAGTGGAGCATTGTGACGATACTGATAGTATATGCTCTGGCGGCCAACTCTGGCCACCCACTCAACTGTTACATCAGTCAGTGTTCTCACACCAGTTGTGGTTACTGACAACAGGTAGAACGCACCTGTGGTTCCGGCTGCTGGACCTACATAGTTTATTTGACCATAGGCATAGAATACTTGTCCGGGCAAGAATTCTGACTTGTAGGCTTCAATGTCATCTAAGGTAGCAAAATTTGCATTCACACGCTCAGGTTCTACCAATAGATAACGTTGTAAATTATCAAAGTCCACAGTTTTCTCAAAGAACACATACTTGGTAGTTGAATTTACATCAGGTGCCACAATCTCATTAAAGAAATCTGGATCATCTGCAACTCCGTCGGAGTCTGAGTCCTGATAACTTACTATCACCTGAAAGTCATCCACAAAACCGTCGCTGGCCACTGGCTGCCCAATAATGCTCAATGTGATGTCACCAGGCAGCGGTACATTGCTATCTGGTCGAGAATTAGTTTTTAAAACTTTCACATAGTCACTGATCACAGTGCCGGTGCGACTGTCGTATATGCGTTGATTTGTTTCAAAGAAGAATCTAGTTTGTAATACGCTACCAAACGAGTATACCAGTGCTCTGCTGGTCACTGTGTACTTGGTTCCGTCTGTGATAAATTTAATCAGCCAAGATTCATCAGCATTGGTGTTTGAAGTATCTTGTGCATTGGCCAAACTAAAGTCATTGGTATCAGTGTTTAAGTTGGTTGATGTGATCAAATACCATGTGGCAGTTTCGTTATCATATCCCAAACCAAAGTTACGATATAAAATAATTTGCTCTGCAATGCTATTTTCCAAGCTAGGTGTCAAATCAGTTACTAGAATAGGAATAACTTCTGTGGGAATTGCGCCAGTAGGAATAAAGTTGTTTAACACCACTGGTCCTGAGCCATTGCTGAAATTGCCAAGACCTTGATTGGTACCATCAAGATAAATGGCACTAGGACTTGCCCATACTGTTAGTTTTTCGTCAGCGCGAGTAGGTTCTCCCAACTGCAATCGATTGTTGGAATCAAAATAATAGCCAGCTGGCGCTGCAAATTTTATCAACGAACTCACTTGAATGTACTTGGCATTGCTACTGCTGTAACTGCCTATTGGAACAGGTACATCAGCAAAATTTTGAAAGTATCCCGACGTTTCATTGGCCAATGTAGTGCTTTGATGCCATGTTAGATTGAGTGGCGTAAGACTTGGGCGCGGAAAATTAGCATAGTAAAATTGTATAAAACTGTTTTTCACTAATAATGGTTCTACACTATTGGCCAATATGCTGGCAATGTCATTGCGATTTATCCAGGTAAAGAAGAATGTGGGCAGTTGATTTTCTTCCCATAACGCACCATCACTGCCAAAACTGTTTGTAGACGAATACTTGCCGGTGTTATCCACTAGATCAAGATAACGACTGGTTCCAATAGATGCACGGTTCAATGCTTTGGATTTGATAATTGAATTGTACAAGGTAAAGGGAAAATTATTGTAATCTTCTCCGTTGACCATGCGATTCTGTGTGTAGTAACGAGCTGGCGCACGTTGTTTAATTTCGTCCAGTGTTTCTCTAGGTTGTGCATTGCTTACTGGTGTGGTGATACCACAGGTGAATGTCACAGTTTCCAGTTGTCCTGTACGGCTGATGTAGCTGATAGGAATCACTACATTTTGCATTTCTTCTGGATTGATAATGTATGACAATCCGTTGCTGGCTCGTACATAGCATCTGAACAACCCCACCGGGATTGTGCTAAACACGCCGTCGCCGAATGTCAGTGTGATCTGATCATTGGATCTACTGGTTACTGAAAACAATTTTCTTTGATCAGGAGCCAGTTGTTCTGTTGCAGCAGCAAAAACACTTTCTACAAACTTCCACTGGTACTGTATGTTTCCCACAGTATCCAATTGAAACAACCAACGATCTTGATTGTTAACGCCTTCAATATTGATTGGTACCACGCGATTGGCCACACGCTCACCTAGATTGAAGTCTTGATTTTGCAACACACCTTGTTTGAAGTAAAAGAAGTATCCTGTGTCAGCTGCGGAAAATCCCAGTTGATCGTTTCGAAACAACAAATTGAAAATACCATTAGCAATAGGACTAGGTTCGTATACATAATCTTCTCCCACACTAGTTGAGCTTACAGCTTCAAATGGCATGTTTACTCCGTCTACCACAGAAGTGTATGGTATTACTGGCAGGAAGCCTGGCACCAGGTTGACACCGTATTCTGCGGTGTCAACCCCCAAGATTGTTTGACGGTTGCCAGGTTTCCCCACACGCTGAGTGTTTACCAAACATGCATTAATGATTGCTGTGAACTGTTCTTGCCAGTTAAAGTTGGTAGGATCATTCCAATTTATAGTAACATTGCTTAGATTAATACCGTTGAAATCATAAACATTTTCTGTGGTTTGAATGCTGAATACTTTGAGGTAGCCCTGCGCTGCTTGGTTGCGCTTGGGGGTGTAGCTCACAAGATTTGCCAATTTTACCACAGAGTCTCTGCGCTCTGCGGTGTCTAGATAGTTTTCTCGTGTGTTTAGATCATTGCGGAAGGACAGCGCCTGTCCCATAAACGCCATTACATCTAGTAATGCAATGAATTCTGAGCTTTCAATGTAGTCATTGTAGCTTTCTGGGTAGTATTGACGTATGTAATCTACAAAACTTTTTCGCAGAGTCTCAAAGTCGTAGCTTTGAAAGTCAGCTTCGCGATAAGTTTGATAGATGCGCTTCCAATCTTCAACGCCAAATATTACTGTTTGTCTTGTAGTGCGTGCCATGATAATCCGTTTGATTTATTTATGGAAAAAATAAACGGCTTAGTTATACGTAACTGGCTCGTCGTTGTTCTTGATCAAAAAAGATACTTAGTCGTTCAACATCAGTGCTGGGCACAATCTGAAGTTCCAGTTCAATCAATATACCATTTTCCTGAGGATACATATTTGCGCTGTAGATTGAGATCCTAGGGTCGCCGCCTGCTACACGTTGAACTTCGGCTAAAATTGCTCGTTCAGTGGTGGTGTCTTGAGATTCAAACACATAATCATAGATTACTGTGCCGTAGCCCGGACGTCCGGGCAATTGTCCTTGCCGAATACCAAATGCATTCAGCAGATCACGTTTGACCAATTCAAAGTCAGTTAGTGTGAATTTTTTATATCTGTCAATGGTGCTGAATCCAATAAATGTGCTCATGCTTTATTTAGTGCTCTGAAAGTGCAAATCCAAGGTTAGGCAGATTGCGTAGATATTTTATAGTTTCAGCAATAAAATCAAGAATGCGATTACTTCTTTTTTTGATGTGAGTGTATTCAGTAAGATATGTTTCTCGAAGATCGTAAGGAGATGCAGACTCCAACTCATAATAAGGATTAAGTGTGGATGAATAGGCTTCTGCATAAAGTGTATTCAATTCTTTTAATTTTTCTTTGATTTGGTCAGACGGGTCATCGGCCTGTACCTGACTGCTGATAGTTTTGCTCAAGCTCTCAAGTTTATCAAGTTCAGCTTTGCTGGCAGCAATGGCGGCTTTTAATTTTTGTTCAGCAGTGGCTTCTTTTGCCGGCTCTGGCAGCAACGGTAATCCTCTGTTGGCTCGTTCTTCGTTCACGCGATTTAACACCAATTCATCTGTGCCATTGTATGTCAAATCTTCATCTTTTGTGTTAGAATAAAAACTGCCTGGGTTGATCTTTGGTATCTTAGAATCGCCAATGATACTGGCAACACCAGCATTAAGCGTGGCACGATCTACTGTTTTGGCAAAACCTTTGGCTTTTTGTATACCAGCTTGTAGAGGATTGCCACCGCCGGCTAACTCAGCATTTGCTTCGGCAAACGACTGAGAGAAGTCTGCTTGTTTTGCAGTTTCATTTAGCTGATTGACTAGGTCCCCGGGTGCCTGCCCCTTGGCCCAGTCCATGGTAGGACCAGTTCCAAATTTAGTGGCGTTTTGCAACAACGGTCCTAGTTTTTCAGCACTCTCAGTACCGTCTATAGCACCCAGTTGTTTGAGCTGACTTAAATTTGAATCCATCAGGCCTTGTTGTACTTTGCCTTGCAAATTGGCATCACCTAACACTTTGGCAAGGCTAGTGGCGCCGGCTACACCAGTCCACACTGCAGGGCTTTGCAAAATGCTGGTTAGTTGTGAAGGGGTTTGCGCAACTTGTTCAGCAACACCTGGCTTGATCAGTCCCGACAGTTGCAATTGATTGGCGTCTAACCCAAACTTGCCCAGACCTTTTTCATTGGTTATCACGTCTGATGCTTGACCAACTGCGGCGCCGGCTTGACTTACTAGACCTTGCACTTGTGTGGGATTCAATGTGCCAATGTTCACTTGACTTACTGACTGTCCCACAAAATCAGCTGCCCCAATAGGGTTGTTGATTGGCACACCTTTAAGGGCTGGAAATGATCCTGCAATAGATTGCAAGTTGGGATTCAACTGAGATACTGCTGTACCCAGCCCAGCAGCTGCCTGAGTGGCAGCACTAAGAGAGTCTCCAACTTTGAGTCCGGCCAAGCTGCCAGTGTTAAGTTGTTTTTCAAAAATAGCTTTGGCTTGATCGTATGTTCCTTCAGGAGGACCTTTGACCTCTATTTCTTGACCGTCAGGTGTGGTAAATTTAAAGATGCTCATGACTTTGCCTGTAGCTCCCATCCACTTGGCACTGGTTCAGCAGTTGGCGGTGGCGGTGGCGGTCCTTCACTAAACGCCACTTTTACATCTACCCCTTCGTTGTGATAGCTGTAAGGCTCATGTGTGGGTGCTCGTGTAACAATGCTTTCTAATGCATCTGCGTCTGTCTGCCAACCAGTGCTGTAATCAAATGTAACGTCATCCATGATGCGTTTTGGAAATAACTTGGGCACATTCACAGTGCCTGCTGATCCTCCGTTTAGATCAATTCTGCCAGCTGTTAATGCCAGCCCGCTGCCTGCGCCCCAGCCGCCTGATGCGCTTTTTAGCGTAAGGCTGCCGTCAGCACGTATGCCCAATTCACCGGAACTGTACATGGTAATTGATTTTTCTGCGGCAAAATTCATAGAAGCAACTGCGCCAATATTGGTGTCAACATTGCTTTTCATGTTTATGTTGCGTCCGGCAAACATGTTGATGTCTCTGTCAGCATGCAAATTAATGTCGCCCTGTGTGCGAACATTTACTGAGTTTGTTGAGTAGATATCTACTGTGCCTTCGCTACCCAGCTCTAACCAAGTTTGTCCATTGGCATGTGCAATGTATATGAAGTTGTTGGAGTCATTCATCATGATCTGATGACCCTTGGCAGTTCTCAAACGGAACAGTGCATCATCGCCGTCAAGATTACCATCATCCATCACAAAAGTATGGCCGCCTTGTCGACCAATTACTTTAACATCCTGAGGGTTTACTGTGCCTTCACTTAACTGTTGTCTAATGGTAGCAGGATTTAATCCGCCTGAATAGATTGGCTTGCCAGGTGTAGAAATTCCATAAACTGTACTTGGACTTTCTCTTTGTGCTGTGGACCCAATGGGACCACGTTGGATATCTTTGTCCAGACCTTGCTGAAAAAGTATTGCTGCCTGCACACTATGAACTGGTTTGGGCTGATCAAAGAATCTTGCATTTTCGTCAATTTGCTTGTTGTCTGAATTGATTTCAGTCACAGGCAGTTGTGGTGCTCCGGCAAAGTAGGCTTCTTGTGCTTTGTTTTGTGTGCGATAGTCAGCCACAGCACCTATGGCCGGAATCATGTGATTGAGACCAATTTCGGGTACACACCCCACATAATAACCTTGACTGGGATCACCGTTTACAAAGAAACATAGTACACTGGTATTGAGGTCTGGCGGAGTAAACCACATGCCATAGCTTTGTTGATTGCCAGGATAAGTTCCAACTCCGTCAATGGTACTCTCTTTAGGAGTAAGTCCATAAAATGGCGGCAGGTAGTTTACATATCTCCATGTCATGGGATCTTCTGGATTGGTTGAAAATTGTTTGATAAAAACTTGCAACTGTCCACTGCGTTTGCTGTCAATGTTATTTTTGACCACACCAATGAACGGCCCAAATTCAGTTGGTGTGCCGCCGCGGTCATTTCTAAAGTTTGGTGATCTACCTGATTTGCGTTCTATGTTTTCTGCCATTGTGTTTCCTTAGCCTGGATTACTGTCTTTGACAATGTTTGGTCCGGTGGTGCGTATGCCAGGCAATGCTGAATCGCTGTAATTGTTAGTGCCAGCTGCAAATGCTTGTTTTGCTAATTCCAATGCCTCACGCGGATTTTTACCACTGCGGCGTGCTTGTATGTACACCGGACTAGATTGTAGTTGTGCTGGTGTTGGATCATTTGTTTGTGTCACCGGTCTCAATTGTTGTTGTATGCCACCAGCCAATGGACTTACGTTTGGCTGTTGCATGTTCACATGATCTTGTTTGGTTACTACTGTGGAGTTTGCCAAAGTTCCAGCAGCAGATGTTGCCGCTCTAGTTTGTGGCGCAGTGTTTGCTGTGGTTGATTTGACTGTTCGTCCTCTGTCTGCTGGTTTTTTATAGTCAGTCTGCAGCCATGATCCTTCTAGATCTTGACTGAATCTGCCACTTTTAAAAGTACTAGTCACTTTGGTAAGAACATAACTCACTGCATCTTGTGTTACTCCAGCAGCACCCTTAGATCGATCAGCAAATGCATTGTTTTTTCCAGGATCTAAAAGACCAGTTTGCATGTCGTAATCTGTTGGACGATTAAATGCAATTTCAAAATATGCACCACTTGCAGTTATGTTGACTGTGCCATCAGGTAAAAATGGTGCTGTTGAAAACGTTGATTCAGTTATATTGTTCAAAATTGGATTTTGAATCCAAGCAGGATCACCTATCACTGATAATTTAACGCTGGCTAGATCAGCTGTGTACAAATAGTCAGCTGCATTAGCGCCTGGCTCAAATACTTTTTGATTTTCTGCACCTTGACTGCTTTGATTGCTGTTTTGAAATACATGTTTTTTCCATTGTTCTCGACTGTTGGTTTTTTGTTTGATGCCGGTGCCGGCGCCTGTAATTGCTTGTGCCCATAACTTGTTGAAATTTTGTTCATATCCTAGTACTTGTGTGTTTTGCCCAGTGAACCAATAGTTATAAACTTTATGAACACCTCTAAATTCACCTGGTTCAAAATATTCACTTTGCACGGGAATTTGATAAGGTGTAACTATAAACGTCATTCTATAAGCAAAGTCATTGCGAGATTTGTCGTAGTCCAATTGTTCTGCGTTGACTACAATGTTAAACCAAGAAAACTGTTGTGCTGCTTTTCCGTTTTTATCCCATGTTTGAGTTTTTTCATTCCAAAATACCGCAGACTGGGCTGTTATATAATTGCTGTTTCTAATAACTTGGTCAATAAATTGCACAATCTGTTGGCCAGCCACAGCGGCTTGTAATCTAACAGTGGTTGCAACACTTTGTTTTTCAGGTAGCGTTTGATCGGCGGCTGTGGTGCCCGGTGTGTCGCCTGATTGCGCTTTGTCTATTGGTCCCGGTGGCACCACACTAGCTGATGCAATTATAGGGTCAACAAATTTTATTTCGTAAATGTCAGCTACATATCCTTTGTCTTTATACTGCTCTGCTAATTTTTGTTGATATAAATTAAGAGCTGCAATTAGACCTGTACCTGATGTAGTAACTGATGGCTTTGGTGCTGCACTGGCCTTTAGTGGCGCACCAGTAGTAGAATTAATGCCACCACTAGCATTTGTCGTCAGTCGCGGATCATTGAGCATGGTTCCGCGACCACCAACTTGAGTAGCACCAGCCGCACGGGCAGCATTGGTTATTCGGGGATTACCGACTGCTGCACCACCTCCAGTATTTGCAAATGTCGCCATTATAGTCCTCCACCACCAAAGGCCATGCCTTGGTCATTGACAAGATTTTCGTCTGTGCCGGCAGCCGCTGCGGCTGCTGCTTTGTCGACTGGTGGTGTTGCTTTGACTGGCACATCATTGCGAACTTTATCGCCAGCTGCATTAGATGCTGTTTGTTGCTGCACTTGCCCAACCAATATGTCACTTACAGTGGCTCCGCTGAAATTAAACTGACTTGGAATACTGCCACGATTGCTGCTCAAAGCAGTGGCGGTGCTAGGACTGGATCCAGTTACTTTATATTCAATTTGACGATTGCCAACACTTAATTTAATGTCTGTCAATAGGAAGAAAACAAACTTTTCAACTGCTGCTTTTCTATCAGTTGAGCCAGTTTTCTGTGCAATAGGATATACCATGTTTCCATTTTCGTCATAGCCATAAAATCTAATCACCATGCAAAATGTTGCAGCAGCATAGTTGGCTGTGGTGTCTGATCCAATTTTGCCTGTGGTCTTAAAGAGATCATTGCAGGCTGCAAAAAGGTTTGGGATCAATGTTAATCCATTGGGTTCTGTTACTGTGAAAGAGATACTATTAGTTTGAGCAGCGCCTTTGGATTGTGGATTACTGGATAATACTTGCTCTAGTACCAAGTTATCAATGTAGTAGTCTAGATTAAAATACGGACTGCGACCTGCAGAAGTAGAGGTGCCGTCGGATGCAACTGAGCCTTGGCTGATAGATGCTCCGCCTGATTGTGCCAGCAAATAATATCCGTTGAGATCTTTCTTGTCGCTTTTTAATGTTGCGTTGTAGGCATCTGGATTCATGAGATACCAACTTAACGAATAGGTATAACTGGCATATTGATCCAGTATGTTGTCTTGAGCAACAATACCGTTACCAGCACCACCGTACAATTCATCCACACGATTTCTCACAGGATTAGAACCTCGAGGTGCAGTTGCTATGCGTTGATCATCATTGGGTGCTGCAACCCCTGGGCCTCCAATGGGTGCTGAATTGGGACCAGGATCGTATAATTCTCCTGTTTCAGGATTGCGTTTTAAATTGCTGTACGATCCATCCTCAGCTTGTACAGCAATTCCTTGTGTATTGTTGCGCTCAGTTATGGCCTGCGTTTCTACCGTGGGTCGAACAGGTGCATTAGTGCCAGCATCGTTGCTTGTGGCCAAAGTAGGTAGTCGCACAGCATTGGTACCTGATCCTTGCCCAGCTGGGGTGATCCTACCTTCAGGAGTTAGAACTTGTTGTGCATTAGGGGGAAGAACAGAATTGGCATTGTCGTCTCTTGCTGTAGCTCCAGTAGATACAATATCACCTGCACTGGCTGCGGGGAGAACTCCATTTGTGGCCATGGTTTAAAACCCTAACACTCGTCGAAGTGTAGTTATTTTAGGCAAATATATTTGTACTCCCACACGAAAATCCAAGGGAGGAGCTGTAAGAGTATTGGGATTGCGTTGATAAAACACCCACCATAGCGTTGAATTGTCGTACAAGTCAAATGCCAACAAATCAGGTCTGTACTGATAAGTTTGATTGATTATCATCACACGGTCGTCGTTTTCTTTTGGTATGGATCTGTTTTCCATGACATCCAAGAAAAACTGACTGTACCCTGTGGCAAAGTAAGGACTGGTTGCGTCGTATGTGGCCATTACCAAAATCCTCCTTTGAGTAAGTCACCATTGGCATATCCTTTGAGGCTGAACTGTCTGCTGACCTGTTGTCTGCTTTGGATGGGATATAAAGTAAGGCTGATATCCATTTTTGTTGGTACGTATGTGGGCTGATTAAGTCCCAGTGTTGGCGGCGCTGGACGTGAGTCTATGGCGCCTTTGTTTATTTTTTGGCTGCTGAATAAATTTTGAAGACGTTGCACTGCGCCCGATACAGGATTGGTGGGCAAGTCTTGTTTGTTTCGTCGAGTCAGTAAATTTGCTCCATTTATGTTTACACTGCGAGCACGAATATAATCTACGTCATTGGGCAAGTTCAATTGGAAATTATTTACCACACACGGATGTGCCGAGAACTGATACTCTCCAAGGCCAGTAAGGTATACCAATGGAGGTGGTGCTCCACGTTCTGCATCTTGGCCATAAAACATTTTTGTTATGGATTTAAAGAAATGTATCACTGCCAACAGGTAATCTGCTTCTGAAGAATCTTGTGCAGTAAATGTGGCAGTTAAATTTACTGCATCAGTATAACTGCTTTTATAAAAATATCCACGATAGTTGCTGTGTGTGAGATTGTAAGTGTCATACTCAGCTTTGTAGTTGGTATCAATTTTAGGCATGTATGGAAACACAACACCGTCAGTGGCTGCGAGGGGCTGCAAAATTCCCGGTGGTGATGCATTGTACAAATATGTTGCACCAGGTGCTAGACTGAGTCTCACACGCCAGTCGCCATTGTTGGCCATTTTCTTTTGTGCAGCCAGCACTGCTTGTTTTTGTGCCAGTCCAGTTCCCACAGCAGCTTGGCTGGCAGCATTGGCTTCGGCTGTGTCTGCATCTCCTGCCACAGCCTGTGTGCCAAACTCATTTGGATCCAGTGCCGATACTAGTGCTCCGTCAACTGGTGTAGCTGACTCTGCGGCTATGCGCAGGTCAGCAGCTTCTCGTTCTCTTGCGGCGGCTTCAGCAGCCGCATCACCCGAGTTGGCTAGGTCCACATCGGCAGCTTGGTCCAGTCTGGCATTAAAGGCAGCATCTGCTTGTGCAGCCTGTTCAGCATCACTTACATAACCAGTATCTAACGGAGATACAGGATTGGCAGATTCAGCAGCTACTTGCAGGTCAGCAGTTTCTTGTGCCAGTAGTGCGGCATCTTCGTCAGTTAGCGGAACATCGCCGGCTCTATCCAGTCTGGCATTAAGAGCTTCATCTGCTTGGAACTGTTGTAGTTGCTGTTGCTCTAAGAGTAAGCCTTCAGTATATGGATCAACTGGGGTTGATGATCCAGCGGCTACTTGTAAGTCAGCAGCCTCTTGCGCTTGAAGAAGTGCTTGTTGCTGTTCCAATAATCCATCAGTTTGTATATCAACTGGGGTTGATGATCCAGCAGCTATTTGTAAGTCAGCAGCCTCTTGTGCTAGTAATGCAGTGCTAGTTGTTAGTGGAGTGGCTGATTCGGCAGCTATGCGTAAGTCAGCAACATCTCGTGCAGTTTGTGCATCAGCTGATGGAGTGGCTGATTCGGCAGCTATGCGCAAATCGGCTGCTTCTAGTTGTTGTTGAATTTCTTCATTGGTCAACGGAACAGTAGATGCTGTAACAGTGGGAGGAACAAATGGATCAACGTTTTGTGAGGGAGTAGTAGTTGGATCTACTGCTGCCGAAGATTTAGGAACATTTGTGCTGACCGGCAAAATATCAGACGCATTGTTAAAAAATTTTCCAATACCACTTCCGATACTGGTAATTAAATTTGGATTTTTAGTGATTGCTGTTAGTGCCGCAGCGCCAAGAATTAGTCCATTGGGGTTGTTTAACAAATCACCGTTGCCCTGTGGTGACGTAGGCACCACAAAAGGAGTTTGTTTGGCATTGGAGTCTATTGCAGGAGATACACTGTTTCCAGTTTTTCCCTGAGATGCCTGTAGATTATTTTGTGTTGTGTTGAGATTAAGTTGAGTAGACTTAACTGTGAAACTTGTTCTGTTTATAGCATTGCTGGCGTTGATAATCTCAGTTGGTGTTGCGGTGTTACTGTTTTTTAATTTGGTATAATTTGCTTGTGCGGCCGCAAGAGATTCAACTGCCGCTGCATGCGTTTTTTCTGCATCTGTTAATGCGTTTTGTAATTGATTACCAGTGGCCATTATGTTTTCCTATATCTTATTTACCGCTGTCAAAAACGGCACAGTTTAACAAGAGGTTGACAATTGTTGTAAATATGCTACAATCCTACTAAGGAGACTTTGTCAGATCATGACTTTACTAACCAAACCGGCACCTCGTGTCAATTATCTAAACAACCGTGATATTTTAAAAGAAATACACTTCAGCAAAAATTCATACTGTGTGTTTGTTGACCCCACTATAGATCATCAATACGATATTATTTTGCCCACACTCAGCAAAATTAATCAAAAAACCATAGCCGAAGCTCGCAGGAATCGTGCAGATCGTCTCAAACGAGAAACTGGTGTGCTGGTAGATCAAAAGAAAATTCCCAACACTGACCTAGTGTTTAGAATCACCTGCTGGGACCATATCCCAATGGCACCCAAGAAGGTACCCAAATTACAAGTTAAAAAAACACAGTTTGACGAACTGCTAGAACTGGAAATAGTAGACGACGATCCATTGGTTGATCTCATCGAAGAGCCAGTACTAAATCAAACTCATATGCGAGTGAACTTCCCACCGTTTTATCATTACAGAATAGACGATCAAAAAGTACCGTTTCTTGTGGGCAAGAGCCACTGGAAAGGCGACTTAGTCACTGGAGAGTTTTCCAAAGACCACGGTACCATGACCAAGAAGCTGGCTATGATGTTTATCAAGCTGTGTGAACGATATGCTACTCGTACAAACTGGCGTGGCTACACCTACAACGAAGAAATGCGTGGACAAGCTCTACTTCAACTTAGTCAAATTGGTCTACAGTTTGACGAATCTAAATCGCAAAACCCCTTTGCTTACTATACCGCTGCGATCACTAATAGTTTTACACGAATTCTCAATCTTGAAAAGAAAAATCAAAACATCCGAGATGACATTCTTGAAATGAACGGATTGAATCCTTCGTGGACTAGACAGAATTCTGGCAAGCTGGGTATGGCTGCCATGAGCGGGCCAGTCACTATTACCCACCAGGAATAACCCAC